CAGAGGAAAATGACTACAGAGGTTCACTCGGTATCCGGAAGCGGAGCGGAAAAGTCCATGTCGAAGCAGATCCAGACAAAAATGGATTTGTAAAGCTGGATGCAGCCCCACCCTTCCGTGATCCAGAACAGCCGGAAGCAACAGAGAATTTTGAACAAATGTCACTTTTTAAACGGTGAGTTTTTCAGAAAAAAATATATAAAAACACACCTTTTAAGAGAATGGATAAACAGTGAGTTTTTCAATTTTTCAAAAAATGCGAAAACACACCGTTTAAAATCGTAGAAAGCTAGGAAAATCAAGGCTTTTGAGAAAAGTGTCTGTAAAAGTTAAGAGGTGTCGTACAGCAACGGTACAGAAAATATAAAAATTCCTGTGAAACAGATAAGTACAGAATTTAGTGAGGTAGAAATATGATGGAGTGTATGAAAAGCATGGCTAAGAAGCCACAGACCAATGCAGACCGGATCCGGAGCATGACGGATGAGGAGCTGGCAGTCAATATGATGTGTCCAAATGAAAATGGGTTAGCAGAAATTGACTGTGATAAAAATGATAATTGTAATTGCTACGAGTGTTTATTAAAGTGGCTTCGGGCAGAAAGTGAGGAATAGCATGGAGAGATTAACGACAAATAAAAGCGTGGCTGACATGTCGATGATCGAGCTGGCACATAATAGCTGCTATGTAGATGATGAAGGTAATGCCAGATACAGAGATTACGAGATGGAAATGGATGCACGAGATTTTGCAAGAAATCTTATGGTCACATTGGCAAAAGATGAATTGCCAGTAGATGACGCAGAGTTTGACGAGGAAATATTGGACAATTTAACGATAGATCCGTTTTCAGATGTCCGTGGTCTGATTGCGTTGTTCTACCGCAATATGTGGGCAATGGCAGATTTGAGGGAAAAGTTGAAAGACTATGAGGATGCCGAGGAGCAGGGATTACTTCTGCGGTTGCCGTGCAAGGTTGGAGATATTGTTTATGTGCCTACGAGAAATTTTATTTCGGAACTGGAAATTACAGAAGTTATCCATTGTAAAAATGGGATATATTTTCAGTGGATGTTATTGAATGGAATTTATCCTAGCTTAAATGGATTTACTGAAAGAAAAATAGGAAATGAAGTATTTCTCACAAAATCCGAAGCCGAAGCCAAGCTGAAAGAAATGGAGAAAAAGGATGGAAGATAGATATTTATTCCGCGCAAAGCGGAAAGACAACGGTGAATGGACGGAAGGCTTTCTTTTGAAACGGTGGGACGGATTATGGATTTTCAGTATTGATGAAAAATTTGCTGATCTTATAATCCCATCTACTATCTGCCAGTGCACCGGACTTAAGGATAAGAATGGCAAGCTGATTTTTGAGAATGATATTCTTTCAGGGCATATCGATGATGAGTTTCCAGAAGATGAGACGAGAAAGCGTGTCGTGTGGCATGAAAACGGATGGTGTACGAATGAGCCGGGCTGTGATTACTACGAGGAACTGGATGATTTTGATTCAGAGAATTTTGAAGTGATCGGCAACATGATTGATAACCCGGAACTGTTGGAGGTGTAGCCATGATGGAGAGTGAAGCAATTAACGTTTTAAATATGATTGAAGCACATGGGGATTTGGCGATAAAAGCTAAGCAGACGGCAATCAATGCGCTTGAAGAAGTACAGCAGTACCGTGCGATTGGTACACTGGAAGAATTAAAAGAAGCTATGAAGTATGTTTGGCTTGTTAAAAAGCATGGAACGATTGGAAAAGCCTTGGAAGAATGCGCAGAGTATGAATCAATCGGCACGCCGGAAGAATGCCGGGCGGCGATGGAGAAACAGATTGTAGAGAAAGAATTGGAGAGCCACGATGAAAAGTACATCTTGAAGTATTGCATTAGCCTTATGCAGGAGTTGGTCGGAAAGTTCGAGGAATGGTACGAATATGTGCATGGTGAAGATGCTATTAGGGAGTTGGACGAAGTGGAACGCTTTTATTATAGAATGTCATATTTTAGTATCGTTCAAGAACTGTTTCTTTTCAGAACCAGTCATTCTGGAGGTACATCTACGAGAGCAAAATGTAAACAGTTAGGTGTCGATTGGAGAGATGGGATTGAATTTAGTTTTGGAGGCGATGAAGAATGAACGAAAAATTGAAGCCATGTCCGTTTTGTGGCGGAGAATGCAAGATAAAAGCGGCAGAAAAAGAATACATAGGATTTACAATATGGTGCGAGTGTGAAAATTGCCATGCTCGAGCAAGTGGATATTGTCCTGATATGAAAAAAGAAGATACCGCAATTGTAAACATTGATTCTTGCAGGAATAAAGCTATAGAAGCGTGGAACAGGAGGGCGAACGATGGGAAGATTAATTGATGCGGATGTTCTGATGGCTGATGTCAGGAACACAATAACAGAGGAATCTGGCGCAATTGATTGGATAAACCTGATTAATCGTCAGATGACAGCTTACGACACTGACAAAGTTGTAGAGCGGTTGGAAGAAGTAAGACAAATAAACGCATCAGCAAATGCAGAAGCGATTGAAAGAATGTGCGGAGCATCAGCAAATTATTATAAAGGTGCAGAATGTGCATATGAAAGAGCAATCGAGATTGTGAAAGGCGAGTGTGCCACAGAACAGTCATGCGAGTGGAAACTTGAAGATTTAGAATCAAACCTTTATGTAACAGGGTGTGAAAATCGGCAGTTGATATTTGAAGGCACGCCAGAAGAAAACGGCTATAAGTATTGCCCTTACTGCGGCAGAAAGATAAAGAGAGGTGGAGTAGATGGCAATTAAACCGATTTTATTTAACACGGAAATGGTTCGGGCAATTCTGGACGGAAGAAAGAGCTGCACGAGAAGAATTGTAAAGCCACAGCCGCAAGGCAGACTGTGCTATACATTCGCAGGGTGTGATTGTGGTACTTGGGGATATCCAAGTAAAACAGCGCATGAAAGTTGGGGAGATGAATACAAACTTCCAGAGGATATCACGGATGAAGAACTAAAAAGAAGGTGGAATCCACCATATCACACTGATGATATCCTTTATGTCCGGGAAACATGGCAATGTTGGCGAGCACACCGATACGAAGCAACTGCTGACATAAGATTTAGAGCAGGCGGAGATGATGTGAGGTTGCAATTTGCCAATGGAAATACAGATTCCATAGACCGATTAGACTATGACACATTTGTGCATAAATGGTTCAGCCATAATGGAGAGTGGAAACCATCATTATTTATGCCGAAAGTAGCGGCACGTATCTGGCTTAAGGTGACGGATGTGAGGGTGGAGCGGTTGCAGGATATAACATCTGAGCAGATTAGCAGAGAGGGTGTAGAGGTGGAATATCCTCATGTGTTGAATGGAGAAGAAAAAAGATATGCGTTTTCGACTCTTTGGAACAGCACCATCAAGAAATCCGACCTTGACCGATATGGTTGGAATGCATCACCGTGGGTTTGGGTTATCGAATTTGAGCGGTGCGAGAAGCCGAAAGAAAAATAAAGTAAATTGAAAGGAGTAAGAGGTTTGCTGGCCAGCGTGAAAGAGCTCTTTACTCCGAGAAAAAATGGAATCAGTAAAAGAACGTATGGAGCGAATCGGAGCATACGAAAAGATAGCATCTTTTATGCAGAAAGAAAAGCAACCATATGAGTTTAAAAGAAAATACGCACAGATTAGAGCAGAGGAATTTGCAAATGAATGCGATGGGCGATTGCTCAATTATCACGTTTCGGTCGGTGGACTTGACAGTATAATCTTATACCTGTTTTTACATGAGGTATGCGGAATTGACGCACCAGGAGTCAGTGCATCTACACTGGAAGACAAGAGTATACAGAGAGTACATAAAGCTCTTGGAATTATCAATGTGCCACCGCTGAAAAGGGATGATGGTACTTATTGGACGAAACCAAAGGTCATACAGGAATTTGGATTTCCAGTCATTTCAAAGGAAATTGCCGGAAAGATAGAACTTTTACAAAATCCGAGTGAGAAGAATAAAACTGTCCGTCATGCAATCATAACAGGTGAGACCGGAGAATATGGCGGATGGCAGAAAAACTCTAAAATGCAGCTAAAACAGAGATGGTTAAAGCTGTTCGGTGGATATGAAAACGAAAATGAAGGGTGTGATTATCAGAAGCCAGATTTTCTCGTATCGTCCAAGTGTTGTTATTACCTTAAAGAGAAAAACTGTGATGACTGGGGAAAAGAGCATAACAGCGTGCCATATCTGGGGCTGATGGCATCTGAAGGCGGCAGACGTGCCAAGAGCCTGCGGATGAACGGATGTAATTATTTTGGAGCATCTACAATTAGATCGGCACCATTTGCAATCT